TTATCTCAAATTTTAACGAACTATTGTAATAACCAAGATAATTGTTTCCATACGCTATATTTTTGTGCAAAGATAGTGAAAATATTGATAGGTTGTATCGGGTTGAGGGCGATTTCTGTACAGTTTAGACTTTTGCTAAATAAATGAGCAGGAAATGACTCAGCATAAAATGCTGAGGAACTGGGGCTTAACTTGCTAAAAATTTATTTTGAGCATAGTTAGGCAGGGTGCAAGGTTCTTCGTAACTTTGCACCAAGTTCAATAGTGAACGAAACGATTAATCTATCATTTATTATGTCAGAATCTAAGACATACATCTTTGGTGAAAACCAAAACGGAGGTTCAAACGGAATGCTTGGACTTCTTGCTCCTCTGCTCCAGAAGCAGGGTGTTGATCCAAATGTGCTTCTCGCCATGAAGGGTAACAACGGAATGTGCGGCGAAGGCGGCTGGTTCATGTGGGTTATCTTCCTCTTCTTCCTTATGGGTTGGGGTGGCAATGGCTGGGGCGGCTTCGGCGGCAACGGTCGTGGCGGTATCGCTAACGAGATTAACAATGACTACGGTCGTAGCCTCTTGATGGATGCCATCGGCGGTAATCGTAACGCTCTCAGTAATCTCGCTACTCAGCTCAACTGTACCGAGGGTCAGATTCAGAATGCTATTTCTGCCTTGACTTCTCAGGTTCAGAATGTAGGTAATCAGGTTGGTATGAGTGGTATGCAGACCATTAACGCTTTGCAGCAGGGTAATATGCAGATTGCTCAGCAGATTGCAAACTGCTGCTGCGAGAACCGCTTGGCTATCTGTCAGCAGACTGGAACCTTACAGAATGCCATCAACAACGTAGCTACCGGTCAGGAGCGTGGCTTCGCTAACGTGGCTTACGAGACTCAGCGACAGACTTGCGACTTGCACAACGCTATCAAGGAAAGCACTCAGACCATCGTTGACGGTCAGAAGCAGGCTGAGATGCGTGAGATGCAGAACAAGATTGATTCTCTGCGTGAAGAGAACAGTACCTTCAAGTCTTCTGCTATGACCTCTCAGATTGTAGGTCAGGCTGTAGCTCCTATCAATGCGGTACTGGCAGGTCTCCAGAGCGAGGTGGCTGGTATCAAGTGTAAGTTGCCAGAGACAGTAACTACTCCTTACAGCCCATTTACTGCGGTTCCTAACTGCGTGGCTTATCAGGCAGGTTTGTATGGTTTGAATGCTGCTAACGGTGCAGGATTCTGGGGTTAAAGAAAGGAGGCTGCTATGTTATGGTTAAGACCTTATACCTGGGTGAATCGTAACGGTTCGGCGGCTATCGCTTCTACAGGCGTGGCGGTGAATACTGCCAATGTGGTGTTCACCTTTAAAAACCACGCCTTCGTGAATGCCAACTACAGAGGAACGATTTTCGTAAATCTGAAACAGGCTATTCCGACTGGAACGACTAGTACGCTGCCTATCCTTTTCGAGACCAACGGCGCAACCCAAGCTGTAACCAAATTCAATGGTGATGCTTTGACGGTTGCAGACGTGCCGGGAACTGGAGTGGTTCAGCTCTGGTTTGAGAGAGACACTAACACCCTTCAGCTGATGACGGGTATTGTTTAACAAACAGAATAGATAATAGGAGATTACATTATGTTTCAAGGTTTAAGAACAAATTCTTTATTCTATGTCCTAGATAAGGGTGAGAACCCTAGCTTGCGGATCGGTCAGGTTGTTTCGGTGAGCAACCCTCAGACGAGATACCCATCCTTCAATAATGGCTTCACTCCTCAACCTATGGAGACTGTGGTGGACGTTAAGGTGAAGCTGGGTGACGAGGAGGTGGATTTCAAGCAGCTACCTGCTAACGGACAGATAGCGAACGACAAGAATCTTGTGGTGAGCGACAACAAGGAAGCCATGAGTGCAGAGGTTGATACGATGCTGAGACAATCCAAGGCGATACTGGAGAGCGTAGATTACCACAAGAAAGTTGTTGATTCTTGTGAGGGAATGCTATTGCAACTCAACCCCCAGATAGCCAAGGAGAGGGAACAGACTGAGAAGATCAACAAGCTGGAAGGCAAGGTTTCCGGCATTGAGGGCAAGATTGACAAGATGATGGGATGGCTCCAACAGAGCATCAATAAGTAATCTCCTATCTATTCACTTTTAAAATCTTATGATTATGATAATGGTTGAGATTACAGAAGACAAGTTTGATGGCTTGTATGAGAACGTGGAGAAGGGCTTGCGCTACTTGGATAAGGCGATGAACTGCCTGGGCGAAATGAAGCGTGATGGCAGACGTGACCGATACGGCGAGCGCAACCGCATGCCCGATTACAGAGGTCGTGGAGGCAGAAGTGGTATGCGAGAGCATGAGGAGTACGAAGACATGCGCCAACGTGAAGACCGTGGACGTGATTACAGAAGTGATTACGGAGAAGATTACTAACTAGTTTGGGGTGTGCTCAAAAGTGGGCACACCCCTTTCTTAAATTGATTGAGATTATGGGAACAAAATACAGACAATCATTAAATGCCTACGATTATCAGCCGGAGGAAATGAGGGCTTACCTGAGATACAACGGCTGGCACTTCAATAAGAAGATGTGCGAGTGGGCAATCAAGCAGATGCGGAAGAACGGTAAGCCTATCCGCATCATGAGCAAGGATGATATTGAGGACATCTTGAAAAAGAACAATATCGTGCTGGAGAATAATGTGGGCTATGATGCGGTTTACATCGCACACATGTGCCTTGCTGATTTCTACGGCTCGTCTATCACGGAGGAGAAGCAGATGGCTCAGTTCATCAAAGACTACGTGGATGATGAGGATCAGCAGGATGGTTTCATCTTCAACCGTTTCTATGCAGATACATCATTCAATGGCATAGGCATTCCTTGGGAAGACATTTTGTAAAATATGACAGAGCAGGAGATTTACATAGATAGATACGACTGGACCGTGCACGTAATGTACGATGTTCACGCAAAGGATGCCATGAAGATAAGAAGGCATCTTCGGGATTTGGGGTGCAGCGGCATTCCTCTCGAAGATGCCTGTAATCTCGTGCTCGAAGGTGAAGCGAATAAGGGGATAACCTATTCTAATGTTGATGTTCGGAAATCGGTGGTTGTTATCGGATGGACCACTTCTAAAGCGGAATGTATGAATAGCCTCAGCCACGAAATGCTGCATGTGGTTCAGCATATTTCCGAGCAGTTCTTGATAAATATGTATGGGGAGGAGGCTTGCTATTTGCTTGGTGGATTGGTGCAGGCTTGCTACAGAAGAAAAGGGTGAATCTTTCGACTCACCCTTCTTCTTTATATATAGATGCCTTTACTTACATAGGAAATAAGTACTTCTATATTTAAATTGTAAGTAAAATACTTATTGACTTGCTCACCTCAACAAAACTAAGTATCTTTGCAGTGTTATTAAATGATAACCTCAGCCACTATGTTTAGGAGTGAGGTGGCGACTCCATATAAAATAATATAATACTTAAAGGCTATTTCAAAGATGCTGAATATGATGCTATCTTCAAATATGCTAGGTTTCTTCCTGAGTCTGATGAACCTTACATCTTTGAAAGAAGTTCTAAAAAGCTAGGTAAAAAATAATCTACCTAGCTTTTTTATATTTACGAAGTCAGCGACTTAGAGTTCTAACTAGACACCTCTGTCCAAGTGCTGTTTGTTCTAATAGTGGCGAAATCAATAGAAATTCAATTAATGGAAACTGGATGGAGTTAAATACGCTATTTAATTCTAATGAATTAATAAGAATGGAATCTGATGGAATTATTTATCAATTTAATTTCAAGGAAAATTACATAGAAAGAAACTTTATGAGCGATGGAGGTAATATAAACCTTCTTTGTTTAGCCCAGCCTGATGGTGACAAAGTTATTCGACAAATTGAAATCAGTGGCAATACTATTGTCTCTAAATACAAAAGTATTCTTACTCATAATACTACTATTGTTGGAATCATTATATCAAATAATATTTTCTCAGAAAAGCCATCAATAGTTTCAGGCAATAAAAAAGGTCTGCAATCTGTATTTTAATATAGTAATAATACTAATATCAATTTTGAAGGCTATTATTTTTTTGTCAAATAATCTTTTTGGAAATTTTAAATCTGTTGAGGATAAAACATCGGCATAGGATGCTATTATTGGCAAATTTGGATTCGGCTATTCAAATGTGATTATCCAATCTAAAGAAACCAAAACTATTTCATTGATACCTGCTGACTTTAAAAATAGAATATGGTACAGTGACGTATGTATTTACAATTCAACTTGTAATTTTGTTGTAGTAGGTAAAATATTACAGAAATCGGATGGTACACGTAAATTTGTTAGTATTTTTAGTCAAGGTTCAGATATAACAGTTAGTGATGATTCTGGTAATATAGTTATAAGCAATAGTACTTCTTATCCTATAGAAGTTTTTTGTAGTTCTC